AATATCAGGCGCAGGCGCACCGACGGCAATCAGTGCCAGAACGGCAGCCGACAGGCCATATTTGATTTTGGTGTTCATGGATATTTATCAGGATTTATCGGTTCCGAATCCCTGGATATGTTAAATCTTCAGCCCGCCAGCGGTAGGACACTGGCGTTTTTCCTGATGGCTGAAATATATCTGACAATTTCAGTAGAGGATTAACCATGCATAACGATCAACATAATTATGATTTATGCCTGCAAGCCATAAATGAGCGGGTAAAATCAGAGTGCCTCTTACTCCTCCCACAAGAACACGATGCAGTAAAATCCATTCAGGTTGAGCCGTATGGACATCTCACACCTGTGACTCTCGGCATTATCGCCAGAGCATTAACACAGCCCATGCTTATGCGTATTAAGACCAATATAAATAACTGGTTGAATGAAGAATTAAGCTACCTTGATTGTGAGTGGGACAATCATTACGCAAAAACACAAAAAGAACGCATCTTCAGTCGATTATCCAGCAACAGATAACGAGCCACCTTATATACGCCCTTTCAGATAAGTCATCCCCGGCTGCATCCAGTCAACAGGTGCTTTCTTAAAGGGCGTATTATCAAAATCACGCAGAAGAGCCTCCAGCACAACTGCATCATTGTCAGCACCACTGGCCATCATTTCAATCTCAGCTGCTACCTGCAGATATCCCATGCAACGACCAATGCGCTTCATCAGCCCCTGCTTTTTATTGTTCTTCAGGTAATCAATGGCAAATTCAATGAGCGCCTCACTATGCTGGTGCGATGGCGGTGTTAATTTCCCATTTTCTGAGATGGTTATTTTCCCGCCATCTCCGTATACAACAAAGGATGGCCGGTTACACTCCCATTCCTGATCTTTATCAGGTGCAGACGCAATAAAATAACGTTTATTTCCTTCCTCTCCGGCACTTTTAACCGTAATGGAGTACTCAGACTGCAGACAAGACGCCTCTTTTTCTGACCGCAGTGTTGACGGCGGCATCTTCAGAGAACCAGTAATTCTTCCCGGTAGCTTTCCTTTGTAGGTTATCCACACATTGTGCGCCTGTAAAATTATGGGGCGCTTTTCCGGCGACAGCTCGTCCCCTTCACATAACCCTGCAGCAACATCCCGGAACAATGTCTTTGCCCGTTTTATTGCCTCTGACTCATAAAACTCCAGAGTGGCGCCTTCCTGTCGTTCAAGGTTGATGTGTAAGTCAAATATCTCACAGGCAAAACGCTTTTTGTCACGCAGGGTTAAAATCACCGCAATTTTATTCTCAAAATTTCGGGTTCCTTTAACAACCAGTTCATGGTTTTGAGTCATTGTATTACTCTCCTGTTCTCTCTCAGCACCCTGTCCGACTACATCACGAAAGCCGCCGAATGAATGAGCAATGGAATAATGTTTGCTGTTTCCAGAGTGCTCTCTGGATTTTTCATTATTATGTTCCATTGAATTACTCTCCCCGCGCCGCCTTGCGACGGTCCTCTTTTATCTTGAAGTACAGATTCGTCAGATAAGTCAGAAAGCCCAGTGCCAGACTCCCCAGCACACCAATAGCAGCCCACTGTGACGGACTGACCTGATCCAACCACTGTAAAAACCAGTATCCCGCACTACCAGCGGATGTTCCGTAGGCAATGCCAGTTGAGATTTTGTCCATTGATTTCATAGCAACGCCTCCGCCAGTAACGGATTGCGTAGTTCTTGTATTAGGAAGGGGAAAAAGAAGGCCGCAGCGTAACTATCACTGAGGAGTTCAGGACAGCCAGTGGCTACGGCTCAGTTTGGGTTGTGGCGGCCGGAATCGAACCGGCTTCCATCGGTGCGCTGCCGATTGCAGTACGCGCGGCGGTCAGATACATGACTAGTATTTTCACTGTCGCCTATCTGCTAGCTCGCCATTGAGCTTCACCACAACGATAAGAGCACTGCGCGGCACCTTTCACCAGTTCCGCGAGGTCTGCGGGTTCAATACTATTACCTGTTGTGCGTACAAAAAACCCCCAATAATTTGGAGCTCTTCGTTGAGGTCAGAAATTCAACTCATACCAGCGTAGCGCAGTTTTTGCGTAGCGCACTAATACTTTTTTCATCCCTTTGAATTTCGACCTCAGGATCCATCTGAAGGCTCACACCCAGCATGCAGAGACACCCCTCAATGAATCCCTCAGCTACCTGCAACTGCTGGCGGATAAATCCTTCAGAACATCGACGCCGCCGTCCTATCTCACGTTTGCTTAACCCGTAGACGTAGTACAGCATAATGACGTCCAGTTCCTCAGGCTTACGGACCTGCTGCAGCCGACAGACGCAAGCATCGATAATCAGGCCATCGTCGTCGCAGCAACTCAGCCTGCCAGGCAGGCTGCTGACTACCAGCCCTTTAAATCCCGCCGCTATTGGAGCCCAGCTCACTGTGGTGTTGCTATTGGCAGCCCAGCCACCCCAGCGCTCTAAAACCTGTTGAATATTACGCATAGCTCTGACCTCTACGTTTTTGCCGTCGCACACGATTCCAGATAAAGCGAGCAGGTATCAGAAAATCACCTTTAATCCACCCGCCTGTTCGCTTTGGTTCGAAATCATCAACCAGATGGGCACGAGGTGCTCTTTGTAATCCATGTTGTCGGTTTCCCAGACGCACTGGCCTGACCCAGCCATCGCCCGCCCAGAAGTACAGAGTTGCCATTCCGCAAGTATGTAACCATCGCTCCCATGATGCAGGGTGATAAAGCCGGTCCAGTGCAGTACCTTCAGGCCAGTGCAGGATCCAGATCATCGCAATGTCCTGAGCTGCGTACGCAACCGTGCGGCGATAGAGGTCTTCAATACTCAGCGAACTAACCTGAATCTCAAAAGCAACCTTCTGACCCCGAATAATCGCCAGCACATCGGGACGAACATCACCGACTGCGACCTCCATCGCAACATATTCCACCTCACGATGCGCGTTCAACGCGTCATAGACCTGCATTTTCAAATCCATGTGCAACTCAGATTCGCCTTTCCCGTAACCGCAGGATGTGGTGCTGCGATGGGCGAAATGGTGAACTTTCACCGAACCTTTCCGCAGGGTGACAACTTCACCACATTCCGGGCAGGCGAAAATTCCCGGTTTCTGCGCGTCCCTTGCGATGACAATTTTTTCGTTGTTGATTGCTGTCAGCATCTGCACCCCCTTATCATTCACCAGCATTGCATATGCATTTAAATGAATAAAAACCGCAACGGCTCGGGCGCAACAAACCCCTCCCCCCTAAAGGGGGGAGAGGGGTATTGTGTTGCGCCACTACGCTAGCCGTCGTGTTGCGCTTGTTGCGGTTAAAAAAGCCTTTAAAATCAGCGGCGCAACATTTTTTGTTGCGCTGTTGCGCATCGTGTTGCGCTTGCTGCTTAAAATTTTTGTTGCGCTGACTATTTATGCAAATAAATTGCATATATTTTATTTTTGCATTTTTATGCAAATTTGTAGCTTTCTGCAAATTGGTAAAATTAAGCAATTTCATCCCCTCCAGGTGGTACGCCATTGCATAGCGGATCCCTGATTACGCCGTCGCGCTCAACGATGTAATACTTCTCTTTCATGCGCCCCAGAACCGCACGTAACTGACCGGTACTTTTATCGGTTTCATCCTTCCATAACTCGCGAAGCGCAGAACGGTTGATGCTGCCGCCGGAGGCCTCCAGCTTTTCCCATACCCAGGATTCATCGCTGCTGCCTTTGGTATTCCCGTCGCCCTTATCCACCAGCAGTGGGGTGATCTCCGCCATTGGTGCATCTTCAAACACGCGCTCGGTGGTAAGCCTTACAGGGTCATATACTTCCCCTTCAGTGCTGGTATACTCATCATCGTACGTTTCGTTAGCCGCGATAACGTCGTCAGGAAGCTGCACTGTCGGTACCATGTAACCGCGGGTCGGCTGTACCGGACCGGTACGCTGTTTCTCGTTAATCAGGTTCACCGCGTCGCCGATGCGTTCCACGCGAATGACCGCATCGGCGTTAGCAAAGGCAGCAGAAGAGCCACGCATCCCCTTACTGCTGTCTTTGCCGCTGTGGTGAACGATAATCACCGCTGCGCCCGTTTCGGTGAACACCCTGGTTGCGCCCGCCATGAATTTTGCCACATCACTGGCGCTGTTTTCCTCGCCCTGCATCATGGACTGCGACAGCGTGTCGACGGCCACAAGCCGGACAGGTTCGCCGGTGTGGTACGCTATGCGCTTAATCTCGTTTACCATCTTTGTGACGTTTGCGGGGACAGAGAGATCAACCGCCAGTGGCAGGGTGTAGAACAAATCCAGTGGCTTACCGTCATTGTACTTATCCGCCCATGCGCCGACACGCGGCATAACGGAGCTGCCACCCTCAGCGGCAACATACAGAACAGCGCCACCTTTGAGGTTACGCCCGCCCCAGCGATGAGTTTTCGTCGCCACACGGCAGAGCATGGAGATAACGCCATAGGATTTGAACGATGACGAAGCTCCATAGAGCATGGTCACCCCGTGCGGCACCATCCCTTCAATGATGAACTTTCCCGGCTTACCGTAGCCGCCTGTGTGCGGTCTGGACTTTGGCAGCTCCGGTTTTTCCGGTGGCAACTCGTCGAAGTCATTCGCACCGGCGACAAAACCGCGCATACGGTCGGTCGCGGGGTTAGCGACCCCTGCTTTCTGCGCATGGGCGAAAATGGCCTGGTAACCGGTTCGTTCGGCGGTAAGCTGGTTACTGTCCCATTTATGTTCAGCGCTGATGCCATCGCCACCACCCGCTATCGACCAGTCGACCCAAAGCTGACGGGCTGCGTCTTCCCAGTCGGTTCCCTTAAACCATGCCAGACGATTTCCCATCGCCGCCCAGCTATGGTATTTACCGCAACCCGGCTCAGCGTCCGCCAGTACAGCCGGATGCCACATCACTTCGCGCAGGTCGTCAAAAGTTTCCTGACTGATGCCGTTCAGTTCGACAGCGCGTGACAAATCATCGCGGTCTGTGGAAGATGCTTTTTCAGGGATGGTAACTTCCGGTGCGCTGGCCAACAGGATATCAACGTCAACAGGTTCCCCGGTAAAACGTTCAAAGATGGCCTTTTCATCAGGGGCAAAAACCATATGGTCCGGGTTGTAAACGCTGTGGTCCCACTTGACGGTGTAATCGTCCAGCAGGCTGATACAATCCATCAGCCAGTTTTCAACCGCAAGGCCAAGACGCTTGTACTCTTCGGGCGTGACCTGGCGACTCAGCTCCAGGCAGATACGCCAGCGATGTTCCCCGTTTGCAGTGGGGTGCAGATGACTTGGCGTTGAATAGGTGAAACATGAGAAACAGGCCAGCGCATCGCGTAAAGCGCCCCATGCAGGCGCGTTACAGCCGTCCATATCCATGAAGAGCACATCACGGTTGCCCGCATTAGCAGCGTTACGACCTTTGGTGACGTCCTTCATTGCGTGCCAGATGTAGGGCAGACGCGCTTTTTTGGCGTTAAGCTGGCTTTTTGTATCCTGTTTGGTTGCGCCGATAGCACGAGCCCACTTTTTAACACGCTTAAATGTCCGGTTAAAATCGGCATCAGTACAGGGCACAGGAAGGTTGTCTACCAGTTCCCGGCCGTATGAGAGATTGATCTGGGCCATAAGTTACGTCTTATCCGCGGGAGTACCATGCAACAGCCAGTTAGGGTCGCAGTTCAGGGCAACAGCTATTTCCAGCAGATAACGGGGACGGGATATAAGGCCGCTTTCAATGCGGTTAATGGCCTGCTGGCTAATCCCTGTGCGTTCTGCCAGCATAACCTGCGTCAGGCCAAGAGCCTTACGCTGGTTTTTTACTCGGGTAGCAAGTGTCATGATTATTGTCTCCTACAATTTATGTGGTATTTAGCGACAATAAATGATGTTTGTCAACTACAACAAAAATTGTATTAATAAGGGAGAGCAAAAAATCAGGAATCAGGGGGTACACCATGTCACTTGCAGAACGCTTTAAAGCACGCCGTACAGAACTCGGGATGACACAAACAGAAGTTGCAGCAATCGCGGGGGTCAGCCAGCAATCCATTGAGACTATTGAAAGCGGAAAGACCCGGAAGCCCCGCAACATCATAGAGCTTTCAAAGGCACTGAAATGCAGTCCCGACTGGCTTTTAAATGGCAGGAATATAATGCCCCTGGCGGAAATAAGTACCCGCCGCATCCCGATCCTCAGTTACGTACAGGCCGGTGCGCTAACGGAAGCAAAAGACGCTACGGACATGGATGGAAATATGGAATACGTTCTCGCGGATTCCGACGTACCTGAGTCCTGCTTCGCCCTGCGGATAGATGGTGACAGTATGCAACCGGAGTTTAAGGAAGGCGATATTGTAATAATTGACCCGGATTTATGCCCCATGCCTGGCGAATTCGTCGTTGCAAAGAACAACGGGTATGAGGCCACTTTCAAAAAATACCGCCCGTTGGGTATCGGCGTTGATGATTTTGAACTGGTCCCCCTGAATCCCGACTATCCCGTGCTACGAAGTGCAGATGTCCCCTTACAGATCGTAGGGGTCATGATTGAACATCGTATTTACCGCCGCAAAAGATAATCCCATCCAGAAAGAGGGCGAAAAAGCCCTCCCGCCATACCGCCCGCCCCGATTGTCTACCAACTAAATTAACTTAAATATCAATAATATGGTATTTTTGCAACCATAAATACCATATTTGTGGTTTACGTAATACAATAAACATAGTAATTTATCCCTCATCAAGTCGAACGGCGCGACTCTAAACCATGCGTCGGGACCGTGGCGGGACAGGATGTCGGCAATACGGGTCAGTAAGTTCCCTTTGGGGTGCGGCGAAGCACTGTCTACTGATACAAGTCGAAGCCGCCGAACCACCAAAGTGAACTGAATGAGGAAACGGCGTGAAAACGTATAAACCGCTCAAAGGTGAATGCCCTGCTTGCCAAACACAACTTCAGACACCAAAGCCAAAACGATACCAAATCAACGAATGTTATGAGCACTGCCCTAGATGTGGTGCTTTCCTGCATACCATTGCAACGCACTGGCGTGTCCGCTTCAACCTCGTGGTACCACGTACGCACAATACCAACTGAATCATCCATGTAATTGCTGTGTGTAGTCTTTGCCCGCCGCAAGTGACGGGCTTTTTTATGTCTGAAAGCGCACTCGCAACAGCGTGCTCCCCGATATGAAAAAAGGAATACAACCGATGAAACCTGAACACATCCATCGACTGACGGGGCGCGATGTTCTCCGTTATCGCCGTAAACACTTCGATTTGATGACAGGTCTGGTCGTTGCCACTGCACTTGGCCTGATCATCACTTTCATTCTCCTTGTAGCGAGGGCCACAGTATGAGCTTAGAAACCAGTCTCGAACTTAATAATAAACTTCTGGCGCAACATAATGTGCTGCTTGAACGTCTTATCCGCACAATGGCGTCAGGTATTGTTATGCATCCTGACACGATTTCACAAGTACAGGAATGTCGGGATACAGCATCTGAAACAGCTGTTGAAACTGAAACAGCAACTGAAACTGAAAATAAAGCGGCGATGACACTGGATGATCTGGATTTCAGCGACGTTATCGCACTGGCAGCGTTCTACCCGGTACCGCAGCAAATCACAGAAGACATGCTGCAACGTGCTGTTGCCTACCGTGATGCTGAAGGTGATAAACGAGTAGTTCAGATTGATGCTCTCGACAGCACATTGCAGGGCGTCAAACGAGCCAGGGCACTGCATAAACCCGCTCTTCTGGACCTGTCCCGCAACATTCTTAAGTTCTGGGACGACCTGCCAACTATCGGCGAGCGACGTGCTTTTGCCGAGCAGCTACTTGATGCACCTGCGGATGGGCGTGATGAAGTTAAGCCGAAAAAGGCCAGTAACAAAGATGGAGAACGCACGGGGCCGTTTTACGTCAAAAATGTATCCGGCACAGCAGCCAGTGAACTCCACACCTTACGCAAGTTGAACGAGATGCTTAAAAAAGGCCATATCGAGATCAACCGTGTTGAGTACCTTCAGCTGCAGGAAGAATTTGCACGCAGAGACGCAGCAAATTCCAGCCAGAATAATGACGCCAAAGATGACCATACAATTGATTTCGCGGCACTACGCAAACAAGCTGAAGGGTTGATCCTCCAGTTAGCAAAAGGGGGTTACCGGGCAGAAGCTATTGCAATTCTGGAAAAACAGGGAGCCAGGAAACTTGGTGAAGTAACGGATGAAAATCTCGCTGAAGTAATCACCCTGGCTGAAAAAGCACTGGAGGGTTAATCATGCCAGACGTTCATGCACAACTTTCTCCATCATCAGCGCATCGATGGATGCGCTGCCCAGGAAGTCTGGCGCTGGAGGCCACACAACCGGATAAAGAAACAACTTTTGCAATCGAGGGCACTGCAGCGCACGCGCTTGCTGAAAAAGTTCTACGAAACAGGCAAAGCCACCCGGAACACTACGCCGGATGCAATGTTTCTATGTTTCTCGGCTCATACCCCCTTCGCGAAAATCCTGATGATAAATCTGGCCCACAGGTGGATGATGAAATGGTCGAAGCCGTCGGCCGGTATGTTGATACGGTCTGGACTCTTGCAAAGAATAATGAACTATTGGTTGAACAACGTGTTGATTTCTCACATATAACGGGTGTGGAAGAATCTTTCGGAACTGCCGACGGCATAATCATCGCTGGTAACGAATTACAAATCCACGACCTGAAATATGGCAAAGGCGTCCGCATTGATGCAGAACAAAATGAGCAACTACAACTGTATGCTCTGGGTGCGCTTGAACAATTCAGCATGCTGTATGACTTTGAAACTGTAAGATTATTTATTCACCAACCAAGGCTCAACCACGTTTCAGAATGGTCGTTAACCGTACAGGAACTTCAGTCTTTCGGTGAACGGGCGCTGGAGGCCGCAACCAGTGCGATCCTTGTTCTCAATATTGCTGAATGCGAAGGCATTGAGACACTACCGCTGGAAAACTTCATACCTGGAGAAAAACAGTGCCGCTTCTGTAAAGCAAAAGCTATTTGCACTGCCCAGAAAATGCAGCATTTACAAACAGCGGCCAGCGATTTTGAAGATCTGACAAAGCCTGTCAGCGAAATAATCACCAATGCCAGCGCACGTGTACCTCTGTTAACCATTGAGCAGCTTGCAGAGATCTATAGCCAGGCCGACTTTATTGAATCTTGGCTAAAGGCAGTACGGGACCGGGTTCACAATGAACTCAATGCCGGACATCCGGTACCGGGGTTTAAACTGGTAACAGGAAAACAAGGTAACCGGGCCTGGAGTGATGAAGAGGCAGCTCGCGCACTTCTGAAGGACCAGTTCAGGTACAAAACTGAAGAAGTATTCGACTTTAAACTTATTAGCCCCACAAAAGCCGAAAAACTTATCAAAAAGGCCAGTCCGCGCCGTTGGTCAAAAGTCGAGGCACTGATAACACGAGCTGATGGAAAACCCACCGTCGTTCCCGAGTCAGACCCACGCCCCGCACTCAATATCAACCCTGTAAATGATTTCGACGACGTATCCGACGATACGCTAACCGCAGACCTCATCTGATTTAAGGAAATACCCATGAAACTGAAGCTGAACAATGTTCGCCTGGCCTTCCCGTCTCTGTTTGAAGCTAAAACTGTAAACGGCGAAGGCGATCCGCGTTTCTCCGCAGTATTTTTAATGTCTCCCAAACACCCACAACTGGAAGAAATCCGTAAAGCTATGAAGCAGGTAGCGAAGGAAAAATGGGGAGAGAAGTGGGAGCCCATTTATAGTCAGCTGGAGAAAAAACTCAATCTGTGCCTGCATGATGGTGATGAAAAAGCAGAGTATGAAGGCTTTCCCGGCAATTTCTTCCTGAACGCTGCTAACAAAGCGCGCCCAGCTGTTCTTGATCGCGATCGTTCGCCACTAATTCAGGCTGATGGACGTCCCTATGCAGGGTGCTATGTAAACGCCGTTATCGATATCTGGGCACAGGACAATAATTTCGGTAAACGCATTAATGCCTCACTCGGCGGAGTCCAGTTCCTGCGAGACGGCGATGCATTCGCTGGCGGCGGAGTGGCAAGCGCTGACGATTTCGACGATATCAGCGAAGGTGCTGATGCTGAAGCACTAATTTAAAAATATTCATCCCCCAGCTACATGCTGGGGGATCTCATGAGGGAAAGAATAATGTCACAGCCCGTATTAACTAATCACCTTAAAACTCAAATCATCAATAACGCACTTGAGAAAGCGGGAATCCCCAAACGTAAATCAGCACTACGAGCTGCTCGTGTTGAATGGGCCGAACGTGTTCGGCTTGCAGCTATCGGGGGCGTAGAGAAAGAAGCTGAAATATTAAAAAATCTAAAAAAGATTGAATCCATGGTAACAAAAATCCCTGATTCATTAAAAACCAATAGTTCTTTAATTCGAAAAGATTGCTGCATATATCTCAATCTGGCTGGAGCCAGAGCAAACATTTATTTCAATGGCAACTACAGAGGTTATGAATCAGGAGCCCCCGAGCATATTAATAAAATAGCACCTGCAGAATTTACTCTACTTGGCGAAGATCCTCTGGTAACGGAGTTTTATAGCTTTGATGCTCTCTACACACAAATTAAAAGTGATGAAACCGAAATCATACAGAACGTCAGCGCGGCTCTAAATAAAGTTCGGACAGTAAAACGATTACTGGATGTATGGCCCGAAGCTAAAGAACTGCTTCCAACAGACGCACCGCCAGTCCCTTTAGCACCAGCAGTACATCGAGAGACATTAAATGAAATGATAGGCCTTCCTACCAATACAGTGTCTGATACTCAATAACAAGGGGGATGCTTATTATATGATTTTGAACGTTTTACAATCTCGTTAAGAGGCGTGAAATCAAAATCTCTGAATAACACATCAGGATACTTCGCTCTTGCTTTATCCAGCAGGCCAGTTAAAGTATTTTTTGTGTTACCCAACATTGTATTAACCGCCACTACATGTCTAATTTCTGGAGGTTTATCTATACCACCAGAAATTGCTTCATTAAGAACCGACGCCAGTGGGGTTTGTCCCTTACTTGTTGAATCCCACAGCGTCATTAACAGACGAGCTGCGTCTATAAATAGCTTTTTGTCAGCATTTGGCTTGACAGTAATACCGGAACTACCTGAGCCAGAACCGGAACGTTCTATTGCTGCACTGGTATCCGATTTCATAGGATTAAATAACGGCAGCTCTGTACAACCGATACGCCGAATGAAATCATTTGCAACATCTCTACCACAGAAAAAAGCCCCTGTACAATTTTCATCAGAGCGTTTTTTAAATGAAAAACAATAGTACTGATCGGTTAACGGATAACCGGAATAACTGGTTTTAGTTTGTCCAGTAATAAGTTTCAGGTGTGCAACAGGCTGAATAATAAAATCCCGAACTATCGCATCTTTTATGTCGTTACCACGGTGACAATAATATTCAGGTAATCCATTAGGCTGTCTCTTATTACCCACAGTCATTAGTTGTCTCCTTTAATTCATGATATCTAGCATTTAACCATATACCATATGAGGATATTTTATGTCCAATATACTATGGGGCGACCTGGAAACCTATTGTGACATTCCGATCAACAACGGTACCCATGCGTATGCCGAAGGCGTTGAAGTGATGCTTTTCGCATGGGCTATCAACGACGGGCCAGTAAACGTGTGGGATATCACTGCCGGTGGTGGTATTCCACACGGCTTATACGAAGCAATCGCAGACCCTGAAACCCTGCTTTATTTCCATAACTCTCACTTCGACCGCACCGTTCTGCGTTATGCAATGCCGCGACTGGCACCGCCAGTCGAACGTTGGCGCGACACGATGGTGCAGGCGCTGGCGCACGGTCTCCCGGGGTCTCTGGGGGAACTCTGCGAAGTACTAGGCGTCCCGCAAGACAAAGCGAAGGACAAAGAAGGTAAGGCGCTGATCCAGCTGTTCTGTAAGCCACGTCCGAAAAATAGCAAACTGCGCCGTGCCACCAGCAAAACCCACCCGGAAGAATGGCGGCGCTTTGTTGCTTACGCCGGACTGGATATCGAGGCAATGCGCGAAGTCTATAAACGTCTGCCGAAGTGGAATTATCAGGGGACAGAGCTGGCGCTCTGGCATCGTGATCAGCAGATCAACGACCGGGGCGTCTGCATGGACATGCAACTCGCGCGCGCTGCGATCGAAGCGGTAGACCAGGAGCAAAAGCGCCTGGCAAAGCGTACACAGGAAATGACTGATGGCGAAGTGCAGGCAGCCACACAACGAGACGCGTTGATTAAGCACATTGTTGAATCCTACGGTGTGGAGCTACCACACATGCAACGCAGTACTCTGGAACGTCGTATTGCCGACCCCAATTTACCATCTGCCGTGAAAGAACTGCTGGCTATCCGCCTGCAGGCCAGTACTACCAGCACCAGTAAATACAAGGCACTAATGAAAGGCGTAAGCCACGACGGGCGCTTACGCGGTACGCTACAGTTCTGCGGGGCGTCACGTACCGGTCGTTGGGCCGGACGGCTATTCCAGCCCCAGAACCTTCCCCGCCCTTCACTAAAACAGGAACAAATAGACGAAGGCATCGAAGCACTGAAAGCCGGATGTGCAGACCTGCTGTTTGACAATATCATGGAACTAACCAGTTCAGCGTTACGTGGCTGCATTATCGCGCCAACAGGCAAAAAACTGGTGGTAAGTGACTTGTCAAACATTGAAGGCCGTATGCTGGCATGGCTGGCGGGAGAGGAATGGAAACTGAATGCATTCAGAGAGTACGACGCCGGAACGGGTCCGGACTTATATAAACTGGCGTATGCAAAAGCTTTCGATATTGCACCAGATGATGTTGATAAACACATGCGTCAGATCGGTAAAGTCATGGAACTCGGTCTGGGTTATGGAGGTGGTGTATCGGCTTTCATCACTTTTGCTCTGGTTTACGGTCTCGATCTCGACGAGCTGGCGAACGCCGCACTGCCAAACATTCCCCGCGATGTTATCCGCGAGGCGAAAAGCTGGTACGACGAATCGGTTAAACGTAAGTCGACCTTTGGCCTGTCCGAGCGTGTATTCATCGCATGTGACTCGCTCAAGCGCCTGTGGCGCAGGGCGCACCCGGCTACCTGCGATTTCTGGTACGAGCTGGAGCGCACTGTCCGCACAGCAATCGCCACACCGCAAAAAACATTGTATTGCGGCTATCTTAAAATTCAACGTGATGGCGCGTGGCTGCGCATACAGCTGCCATCTGGACGCGCTGTATGCTACCCGTCTCCGGTTATCGAAAAAGGGGATATCACCTATATGGGTGTTAACTCTTATTCGCGTAAATGGCAACGACTCAAAACCTACGGCGGAAAGCTGGTAGAGAACGTCACCCAGGCGGCCGCCCGCGACGTTCTGGCCGGAAACATGCCGCTTATCGAAGATGCCGGTTACAGCATTGTGCTGACGGTACACGATGAAATTATAAGTGAGGCCCCTGACTCACCCGATTACTCAGCAGAACATCTCAGCCAGTTACTGGCAACCGTTCCTGACTGGGCCACGAGCATTCCACTAAACGCCGGAGGATTCGAATCTTACAGATACCGGAAAGATTGACATCCGCGATGACCAATAGGTATATTCCGCTTCATGGTGCTGAACACACCACAGCAAGCGGAAACCGCACCCGTCAGTCATGCGGATTTTTTTTATGTCCATTTTTCAGATATGGTCGGGTAGCGCGTATACCGAAAAACAGCCGCAAGGCTAAGGATACGGGCCGGCTTGCTGCGGTGTTCAAGTACCCGACCGCCCTGCTGAACACAGGGCAATCTGAACAAATCAGCAAGGACATAAGACTATGAGTACTCAACTCATCTTCAAATCCCACATTCTCGAAACGGTCGAACACAACGGCAAGCAGTGGTTTACTGCGGCTACCCTGGCTACCGCGCTAGAATATTCTGATGCTCGCAGCGTAACTAACATTTACACCCGCAACACGGATGAGTTCACTCTCGGCATGTCCGAGGTAATCAAAATGGTTACCTTGGGGAATTTACAGGCCTCGCGCCGCATTTTCTCCCTCCGCGGTGCCCACCTGGTAGCGATGTTCGCAACAACGCCAGTAGCAAAAGAATTCCGCCGTTGGGTGCTTGACCTTATCGAGAAAGAAACCGCTGTTCCGCAGTCCTCCACGATACTGGCGCCGCACAGGGAATGTCTGCCGAAGATGATTTACCATCACCGGAGCAAATACAATCCGTACAGGGCTTATGCATGGGACGGAGAGAAGAGCGTTTACGTAGGGTGCTATCCAACCGTGGATGAGGCTGTTGCTGCTCAGGAACGCTTCTACCGGAATGGCAGCACGAAACGCATTCAGAAAGCTCAGACAGCAATCAATGACGCAGAGAAGGAAATGTTCATCAACAATCTCCGCGCCGTCTGTCACAACTTCCGGCGCATCAACGAAATCTGGCGAGCGCAGTTAATGCCTGCTCTCGAAAAAATGGATTCGAAACTGGTTTACCAGTTGCATGACCGCTTCAGCGACAGCATGTGCATTCTGCCGACCATAGAAGACCGCATCGGCAGATATACTCCCCCCACTTTACCTCGTTAATCCTTCAATTCGCCCCTGCTCAGTCAGGGGCTTTTTACAGGAATCGAAATATATGTCATTTAAATACCGGGACAATCTACTTTACTACCGGACTGTGCGGGAGGCTTTGCGCCTTGAACAGTCCGGCGGGTACGACCGGGCGATGCAGGTCTGGGCCAAAGCGAACGTCGGTTTGATTTTTGTCTGATGCAGAACATGCGCGAAAAGCGTAAGGAGGTGGACGATGTCTAATATCGATAATAAGGGTTGGGGGTTCCCCGCTCTGTCAAAAAAAGCACATTTCTTTAATTCGGGGGAAGCCATATCACTATGCGGAAAATGGATGTTCACAGGTATCAGGATTGATGAATGGCATGACCATCCTGAGAACTGCGCTATCTGCATGAAGAAACGCAAAAAGCAGAAAGGAGAAAGCTAATGGCCTATGAACGTGAAAACCTAATCGAAAAGCACCTCGTCGCTGAAGTAAAAAAGGCTGGCGGTGTGGCCTTTAAGTTCGTATCTCCCGGTCGCCGCTCGGTACCGGATCGCATTGTTCTGCTACCCGGCGGCCGTCTTGTTTTCGTTGAATGCAAAGCACCCGGCAAAGCACCACGCGCCGACCAGTTGCGCGAACATGAACGTCTGCGAAAACTGGGCTTTACCGTGGTGGTGCTGGATAGCAAAAATCTGGAGGGGATATTGTGAGTAAACGTGATGACCCACAATTGCGGGTACGCATCCCGCAAGACTTGAAAGACGCACTGGAAAAAATTTCCAGAGAAAACGACAGAACACTAACCGCCGAAATCACCCGGCGGTTACGTAAAAGTTTAGAGGATGAATCCACTATTCATTCTCAGGATTTAGCAACTTCTTAAGTTTTTCCATCGCCTCAATAAGCTCGTATTTGTTTTCATAAACCCATTCGGCCTGATGCTCTCGATGGTACGTTGTCTTAAGTTTCTCGAGAAGATCCCTGAGTATGAGAATCTCATCAGCAGCTTCCTCAAACCCCCTAGATGTATGAAGTAATTTGTCCTGAAGAATAGTAGATTCCAACCTGCTAACGATCTCAGAGGTCAGTGTTCTCTTATTAGCTCGTGCTTTCTTCTCCAAAGCCTCTTTTAGTAATTCTGGTATGCGTACCCTCAACTGCGGGTCGTCTCTTTTGCTCATATATGATCCCTTGAAAGTGTGAGAACAACATGCCTCACAAACATGTTGACTTCAAGCCTCATTGTGAGTACTAATAAATCTAGTCCTCACAATGAGAACTAAACGAGGTTAACGCTATGGCTATTCAGATCACGCAGTTACATCAGGCAGATATTTTCGGGTATATCGCGGACATGCTGGAAACAGCAAGGCTTCTCAGTTCGCTGGAGAAAGGAGAGCAGTTAGCTTTTGAATTGATTTATTTTGCGCAGCAGGCTGCAAGGGAAGCTGCAAACAAGCCGTGGGATGAATAAATAAAACGCGCTGATAGTTGCAGCTACCAGCGCATCTTTTATTAAATGGAGAATACTTCAATGTTCGAAACAACTTTAACACTAGCAGGCACTGGTAAGCAACCGATGATGAGCAGTCGCGAGATTGCAGAACTTACCGGCAAAGAACATAAAATAGTCGTGCGCGATATTAAAGCACTTCTTGAGCAGTTAGGTTTTCATAGTACAGAAATGTACCATCATGAAAATAAAGACTTTTTAGTCAAAAGGAAGGTCTATAATGGTCGCGAAGTCATTGATGAAATACTACTCGATCAGGACCTTTCCACAACGCTTGTAACTGGTTATAGCGCCCACGACCGGTATAAAGTAGTTAAGCGCTGGCGTGAGCTGGAAACAGGTAAAGTACAACCGCTTGTTACCCATCCTTCCACACCCAAAATTCAGATCAACGACGGCATCGTCCAGCTTGCTCGCGTCGTAGCAGAAGCAACAATGAAAGCCTGTCTTGATGCAACTGGCTATTTTCAACCAGCCGCACCAGCGAATTTATCTAATGTTGAAGGTGAATATGTCCCCGTCAGCAAAGCAGCATGGAAAACAGGTTTATCTGATTCAACATGCCGGAAATTGATCGGCTTCGCCAGGATACCAGTACGTTCAGACACCGGCGTTCGGGGATTGCTCGTTAACCTTCCGGAGATCGAACAAGCAGCTCAAAAGCTGTTAAACGAATCGACACCACCGAAAGGTAACCGCAAGCGCTGGACACATCCGCAGTTTGGCAACTTCACCTACTACACCGATCTAATCTGACATTATTGCGCGGGATTACCCCGCGCCCTGCTAGCTAAAATCTGGAGGGGATATTGTGATGGATAATTATATGCCGGCTCAACCCGGTTGGTGGGTTGTGCTTTATAACGATGATGGTTCACTTTACACGGTCCACCCTATTATTGCGTGGAAACAAGATCATACAGGTCTGGTTCCTGTAACGTGGGATAACGATACTAACGCAGCTACTTCAAGTCACTATTTAAGCGAAGAATTCGGAGCGGTAATTTATTACCCTAAAGATGACTTTATCGCCAGGGTATTGGATGAAACCATACCAGACTATAAGCTTCCCAATGTTGACCTAGAGGGGGCTTAATGACCCCTTCTAAACTATTCAGCCCCCGTCCCTACCAAGATCTCATCATCAATCATCAAGTCGACATTATGCGCTGCAACATCTGGGCAGGTATGGGAATGGGTAAAACCGTGGCAACGCTCACTGCGCTGGAAGATCTTTTTATGGCAGGGGCAGAAACACGCCCCGTACTGGTCCTCGCGCCGCTGCGCGTGGCTGCCAGCACATGGCCGGATGAAGCAGTGAAGTGGGGGCATTTGCGCAATATCGAGGTGCAGCCGATTGTTGGTAATGCCAAAGCGCGCTCTACAGCGCTGGCGAACAGCAACGCGAGCGTGTTCACCATCAACTACGATAACCTTGTCTGGCTGGTTGAGGAATTGGGAGAACGATGGCCGTTCGGTACTGTCATTCCAGATGAAAGCACCCGGCTAAAATCCTTCCGGCTGCGAGGTGGTGGTAAGCGCGCGGCGGCGCTGGGCAAAGTGGCGCATAAGTATGTCCGGCGCTGGATAAATCTCACCGGTACGCCAGCACCGAACGGCCTGGTAGATTTGTGGGGACAATCGTGGTTTGTGGACCAAGGGCAACGTCTCGGGCGCACTTATGGCGCGTTTACCTCACGCTGGTTCAACTCGATACAGTTTCCGGGACAGAGCTGGACTAAACTGGAGCCTTTTGCTCACTCACAGGGTGAAATACAGCGAGCGTTAGCCGATGTAACCCTCTCGCTGGATGCGGCCGACTGGTTCGATATCAAAGACCCCATCCATAACGTAATCCGCGTGGATATGCCGCCGAAGGCCCGTCAGCAGTATCGTGAAATGGAAAAGGAAATGTTCCTCGAGCTGAATGGCGAAGGCATCGAAGCACCAAACGCCGCGGCAAAGACACTGAAGTGTCTGCAAATCGCCAGTGGCGCAGTATACACAGACGACACCGGAAGTTGGTCAGAACTGCATGACACCAAACTGCAGGCGCTGGACAGCATACTGACCGAAGCAGCTGGCGCACCTGTGCTGGTTGCTTATCACTGGAAACACGATCTTGAACGCTTGCTTAAAGCATTCCCTCGCGGTCGTCACCTCGACCAGGATCCAAAGACACTGCGCGACTGGAATTCCGGAAAGATTCCTGTTCTCTTTGCACACCCAGCCAGCGCGGGCCACGGCCTGAACATGCAGGACGGCGGAAATATACTGGTATTTTTCTCACACTGGTGGGACCTGGAGCAATATCAGCAAATTATTGAACGTATCGGCCCCACCAGGCAGATACAGGCCGGACACAATCGTCCGGTATTTATTCACCACATTATTGCTGCCGACACTATGGATGAAATGGTGATGGAGCGGCGCAACTCAAAACGAACAGTGCAGGACATCCTGCTCGATGCCATGAAAAAGAGAGGTATAGCATGAGCGAGAAACCCGACGATTTACTCACCCCGGATGAAGTATGCCAAAAGTTAGGTATTACACAGAAAACGCTATGTGAGTGGAATATTAAGCATCGTCATCGGGCTATCCTGGCACCAATTCGTTTCAGTGCAAAAGTAGTTCGTTATGAGCGCCGAAATATCGACGCTTTTATTCAAAAATGTCGCAGCCAGTATTAACCTCGCCGCCGTAGCAATGCCACCTGCGCAAGTATGCTCCGCTCGTGAGCCTCGAAAGCTTCGCGCTTCAACGCAATCTCTTCCTGTAAAATCTCATCAGAAAAGTCGTAATGTTCTGCCATCGGGTCATCTGACTTGCTGGAGTGGTGAAGGCAAAGGAGGCTGATTTCCCTTCGGTCTGAGCGGGAATAGCCTCTTTCCTTCATCAAGGCAATAACATTGCTCTTAAGGAATTTACGGCACATCGTATTAAATGCACCGTCTTTCCCTTTAACAGTCCCATCATGTTTTATTCCTTTTACAGCCCCGTCCGGGCTGTATGTTTTCACCAGCTTATCCAGTGATCGTTTTGAAAATGGCTGCATTGGATCACGTGGCTGCAAAAATACATAATCCCTGTTGCACTCAGGAACTGAATCACGCCAGGCTTTCTGCTCGTCGATAATCCGCCGGATCTCAGGGGTTATCGGCAGGCGGAAAGCCTTTTGTGTTTTCATAGCCCCTCGCATGCCGATAACCCCTTCCGGATAAACAATTTCACCAGCCTCCTCGTGAACGTAGTCCCAGCGCAGGTTATGGACATTAATCGGACGAACACCAGTGATGATCATGAAGCGAACAGCATTCTTCTGGTGTACAGAGGTGCAGGCAGCAACATTGAGCCAGAGTCGGGCGATTGATTCAATATCGGTAAAAAGCCGTGTGGGGGTGGGTTTCTGTACGCGGGAGGAAACATAATCATCTGGCAGACTGGCAGCAACATTGCGACCGTTACAAAGAGTAGGTGCGCAGAACTTCCAGAACCGACGGAGCTCGGCAAACAACTCCAGGGCGTTATTGTTCGAGCGAGTGGCGATCCACTCGTCCAGCACTTCCACCAGCCGATTGTATGTTACGTCGCTGAACACCTCACGCTCGCCGAACGTTGCTTTAATCCGGTCGATACGCACCCCGTAGGTTGTGAAACTGTCCGGGCTCAGCTTCTGCCGGGCGACTTTGGCTTTGAGGTCATCCCGGTACATTTCCAGCGCTGCATGTACGGACTCTGCCCGCAAGCCACCGTCAGCCATACCTAGCGCTTTTTCGCGCGCCAGCTGGATAGCGAGCTCCGGCCACTCGCCGAGCTTTTTACCCTTGAGGCCCATCTTTTTTGGAAACTCGGCGTAAAATGTAACCTTACCGGCTTTGCTGAAATCGATACGGAGATAGTTCTCTTTTTCGTATTTGGAACGGCGAGCCACGCCGGAAGCAGCGAGGATGATTTTGGCGGCAGCAACACAGATTTTCATGTGTGCGCTGGTATAGGGGGGTTTACAGGCGTCCCATTTTTCAGATGCGGCTAAAACATCGTCATTATTGGGGCTATCCGGATTATGTGTTACAGTGCGCGGCATTCTCAATCCTTATCTGCGTAGGCGCAGAAAACAAGCTCACACATACAAGTCTTTTCTACGGGACAAAATGCAATGTGTTGCGGTTTTGTGTTGCTGGACTGAGTTTATCAAGGTTAAATACACTGGATCAACATACAGTAAGTTAATGACAGTAAAGCATACAAACTCGATACAACTTACTGATTTTAAAATGATTTAACGGTAATCCATTGAAATGTCTTTACTAATTACTAAACGCTGTATTAATTGTGATATGTGTGAACCCGAATGCCCGAATGAGGCGATTTCAATGGGAGATCATATCTACGAGATTAACAGCGATAAGTGTACCGAATGCGTAGGGCACTACGAGACACCAACCTGCCAGAAGGTGTGCCCGATCCCCAATACTATTGTGAAAGATCCGGCGCATGTCGAGACAGAAGAACAGTTGTGGGATAAATTTGTGCTGATGCACCACGCGGATAAAATTTAA